TTTTAGTGACGAAGAAAAGAGTTACCATGAATGGGTAAGTAAGAATCTCTCCTTTATCAGTCAAAATAAACAAAGTGTTAATGTTATGAAAAGATTATATTTGGAAGGTTTTGCTGCCGGATGGCAATACCGAAAAGAATATGACGCAAGAGAATGGCTACAAAAATGAGTCCAAATTATGATCCTGACTGGAATCCAGATGACTATGATATGACTCTTAAATATGAGCCAATGGATCAATCTAAAATTTCTTTTATCCTAGCGATGTATCAAAAGGAACCAGTATTAGACTATATCAAACAGTTATGGAAACTTATTGATTATCAAAAACAAGAAATTTGGAAACAAAGAAAAGAAATTATCTCAGTCAAGCATAAAATAGCATGGAAACATTATGACAAAGAAATAGACTATGCTGATCCTGTAAATAGAGTCAATACTAATAAACCAAAACGTACAGATGAAATGGGTTGCTAAATGTTTAAGATTACAGAAGTAAAAAGTTGGGCTAAAACTTGGGGTTATTCTATCATTAAAGAGAAAGATGATAGTGTTAATGGTGCTAGTTATTACTGGTGCAAAAACGACGATCCAAATGCTACAGGAGTTGCTCTTAGTGTGAGTAAAGTTGCAACCGCTATTTATAATCATATGACTAATGATAAATATGTAGAACATCAAAAACAATATCAAGAGAAAAAAGATGATACAAAATTCTCAACAGCAGAATAATGATATTGAAAATCAATGCGTAGTACCAGTTGTTGTTACTGCTCCTATAATAAATGGTATAATTGGTGGAATATCCAGTGTAATTACTGCTTATTTTTTTAAACCAATATGGGATAAAATAGTAAAGGTATGGAAAACAAACGATGTATCTTAAATTAATATCTAAATCTGGTGAGTGGTTTGATTCTGGAACAGAAGTTTTTGATGCTACTATTTGTGATTGGGGCAAAAGTAATAAAAGACTTTTATTAGATGATTTTAATACTCATTGGAAACCAGCAGGACATATCTTGGCAAGAGGATTAAAAAATGGTTTTTGGGATGAGGAACTTTGTCCATTAGAAGAGTTTGAAATATCGTATACAGAGGATCAAATATGAATACAGTAGAACTATTAGGTTATTATGGTGATGATAAAATCCACGCATGTTCAGCATGGACTAGCACATCAAGAGATTTATCGGAAGATAAAATTGCTAGAATCCCTAAATTATTGAAAATGTTAGCAACAGAGGGTCATCATACTCCATTTGAAAAATCCAATTTACATTTTTTAGTTACTACAGATATTGCTTCCCATATACATATTATTAAACATCGTATTGGAGTAAGTGTCAACGGAGAAAGTGCTAGATATAAAGAAATTAAAGAAGATCAATATCTTATTCCACAAGACTGGCCCGAAATTTGGAAACAACAACTAGAACATTATACAGAAAACGGACTAAGACTATATCATGAGTGTGTTCAAAGTTTAACTGAAGTTTATGGAATAGATAGAAAAAGAGCAAAAGAATCTGCTAGATTTTTTAGATCCTATAATACCCAAATTACTGCTGATGTTATGTTTAATTGGCGTAGTTTTTATCATTTTCAGTCTTTGCGAAATAAATCTAATGCCCAACTAGAAATTAGGGAAATTGCACAAACTATGTTAGATTTAGTAAAGAATATTGAAGGCAATCCATTTGAATATACAATAGAGGCATTTGATTTATAAGATTTTATCAGATTTTCGGATATTATCAGCAGCCCACAATGGTTGTAAATTAGTATAATGAAAACAGTTCTTTTGTTGTTTTGGATCTGTTAAATCAAAACTAGCACAAGGAATTATATGATCTATATGCCAACCATTTTTACCATAGTTTTCCCAATTCATACCTTGTTGAAATAATTTAGATAAATATTCTTTTAAAAATTCAATGCTGCATCCAATCAACTCCTTTGTAGTTCCATGTTTTTTATTGTTTTTTATCGCTTGGTTTAATCTGCTTCTGAGACTGCCTTTTATCCTATATAATATATCATTTTGTCTTTTGTTCTTTTCGTATTTTCTTGAGTGTTTTCGATAAACTTTAGAACTTTTATATGTTAAGATTTGCTTTTTATTTTTTTCATAATATTTTTTATTATATTCCAAAATTTTATCTTTGTTTGAGTCCCTATATTCTATCATATAGTCTTTTCTTTTTGATAAAATCTCTGACTTGTTTTTTTGAAAATGCTGCTTATGATATAGAGCAACACAACTCTTACATCTTGCGTCCAGCCCAAATGCTCCACCTTTTTTCTTATAAAAAGATGTAAATAGCTTTTTCTTTTTACATAAACGACATACTTTTTTAGACATTTTTAACTCCTTATTTATGGATACACCAATTTTCAAGAATTCACACAATTTCCTACTATTGGAGAGGCATTGGGATGGGCGTCTTAACAATTAATATAACTCCAGAAATTTATCAAGAAGCAGAACAACGCAATCTGTCTTATAAAAAAAAGTATGGAAATGCTGGCACTCATAGATTAAACAAAGATCGTCAAAGAATGACGGGGTATCTAGCAGAAGCCAGTATTAGATCGTATTTTCCTCAACTAAATTATAGCGATAATGATAATGTAGATTTCATAATTGATTCAATAACAATTGATTCAAAAGCACAAGGATGTAATACGAAACCATTAGATAATTATGTTGGAACACTTTATGAAGAACAAAAAGCAAGAGATGTAGATTATTATGTTTTTAGTAGAATAAAAAATGATTTTACCATCGCATGGATATGTGGGGCTATTTCAAAAAAAGACTTTTTCGATCTTTCGACCTTAGTAAAGGCTGGAACGACCAATAATAATTTTACATACGATCAAAGTAGGTATGAGATACAATATAATAAATTAATAGATATCAAGTCATTTCTTAACCAGATTGGATCATATAATGAAACTGTTTAATATTACTGCTCAGGTTTATAAGAATAATGATCTTTCAAAACAGAATCTATTAATAAATGAGGTTCACGATGGCTTGTCCTCTGAAGAAGCATTAAATAATTTTAAGCTTCATTTTCCTTCCATAGAATACTCTTTAGTAAAAATCCTATCTGTTGAACAAATTTCTAAAGTTTTTGCTTGACTGTAGCCGATACTTGTGGTATGCTGGTCAAAAACGAGGAAACTATGCGTTACGGATTGTGTTGTATTTCGCTCAAACTTAAAGAGCAGGGTATTGGTCATCAGACCATGACTTTTAAACGCTTCAATTCTCTGCCGCGAGAAGAAGCCATAGGAATCCTTGGAGATAGGATTCTTAATAATCTTATTACTACTCGTAAAACTATTGAGTTTTGCGGACAAAGTGACTATGTTTATCGTGTTAGTAGCGATATTTTTCCTCTCATTACTTATGATGAGGCTAATGTAAGTTTGGAAGATTTGCCAAACCATGATGAGATTCAAGATGAGTTTGATAATATCTCACAAACTATTATCTCTAGTAATGTTCGTGTTAGTTGTCATCCTAGCGAATTTAACAGTTTGTCTAGTTTGACTCCAAAAGTTGTGGAAAAGACTATTACAGAATTGAACTTCTATAGTAGTTTTTTTGACAGAATTGGCTTGCCAGCAGACACTAATTCCCCCATGAATTTACACGTTCATAACAACAATGGAACCAGAGAAGAAATTAGTCGTCGTTTTTACGAGAACTTTAAAAAGTTGGATGAGAATTGTCAGGCAAGGCTCACCATAGAAAATGATGACAAACTTAATTGCTGGAGTGTGAAAGAATTAGTAGATATTTTTCACCCGATTACTCGCATCCCGATCTGTTTTGACTATCTGCATCATAAGTGCCACCCCAATACTTTAACGGAAGTCGAAGCAATTAATATGTGCTTTGACACTTGGCAAACTCGTCCATTATTTCATTATAGTGAGAGTAGGGTTGGAAATAATCCAAGGGCTCATGCTGATTATGCTGAAAATGCTTTTGATACTTACGGACTAGAATTTGACGTTGATATGGAACTGAAAGCAAAAGACTTGGCTATAGAAAATCATATAGAAATTACTAAGGGAGTCGCAGCATGAGTCATCATCTAATTTTAATTACAGGATTAATTTATATTTGGGTGGCCTTTGAGCAAGGAATCTTGCATAGGAACTACGGTATGCTTATTACATATATTGGCTACGCATTTGCAAATATTGGTCTATATATGTTAGCATCAAAATAAGGGGTTACTTATGAAAGAACCAACAAAGATAAAACTTACTGATAATCCAGAGAATAAAAACGTAAAATTAACACCACTACCATCAACGCAATATTATGATGTTGAAATGTCAGATGATGTTTACATAAAATCATTGGAAATATATGAAGATAATCAACAAGACAATTCGGAAAGCATATAATAATTGGAATCCTTGCAAGGCCATTCGTTGTTATCATTTCTCAGCAGCATTTCATGGGACTAAATTAATTTGTTTCACCAAAAACAACCCGATTAAGACTCATGCTGGTGCTTATAGAATCGGTGAAGATTTTAATCTGGAAAAATATAAGGAGTTCCCATATTATCATTCTGAATCTCGTCTTATTTCTAAACTTTTGGATCAGTATAATACCATTGATTCTAATTGGTCAGTTGTTGTATTGCGTATCAACCGAAAGGGACTTATTTTAGGAAGTAAGCCTTGTAAGAATTGTAATAAACTTTTAAGTGCTGTTGGGTTAAATACAATTTATTATAGTACAGACGATGGAAATTTTATTGACAACTTTGGAAATTTGATTGAAGGCAACCAGTTGACAGTGCCGATGGTTATGGTATAATCCGCTATACGGAGGCTACCTATGAATTGTATTTATTGTCAAGAAAATGTTGGATTTGACCGCTACGAGTTTCTTGTCGAAACTGGTCGCAAAATTATCTGCAAAGATTGTAGTGTAGAAAATCGTGCTGTGGGATTTTTATCATACAGCCATAAAACGGCCCCTGAATTAGTAATGATACCAGCAAACAATAAAGAAGAAATCAGAAGATGTAAAAGGGTAAATCGTAGGGCTAGATAATGATTAAAATCAAATTTTTTTATACCAATTTCAATATCGAAATACAAAAATGGTTAGATGAAAATCAAAATATAGAGATTATATCTACCAACTTAGCCTGTAATAGACTAGATTGGGCATATTCTGTTCTTTACAAAGAAAAAAGAGAAATCAATGAATAAAATGACTTGGCTAGATTTATATAACTTTCTTTATGAAAGGGCCAATGATATTAATAGTGAAGGTAATTTTCCTTGGCAAGAACCTGTACAGGTATTTGATTTTGAAACTCTAGAATATTATCCAACAGATTTCATTGAAATGCCTGATGATAAACTATCTTTGTCTATTGATACAGCACAAAATATGGAGACAACCTAAATGGAATTAGAAATTGAAAGCCTATTGTTTAAGCAAGTTGAAAAACCTAAGCATCATCTTATGACAAAGATCATTAATGTTTGGGAAAATCGTTATCGTATTAATGTTTATACTGAAGTTTTTGATGAAACTATTCAATTAACTAAGCGTAAGATTAGTGCTAGTTATTTTTGTCATTATAGTCCTGATAAACTTGAAATAAAGGACAGTCCAAATGGATCAGGAATTACAACAACAACTATTTGATAAATATCCAGAACTCTTTTCTAATAAAGATAAGAATATTATGTCTAGTTGCATGGCATGGGGAATAGAATGTGGAAATGGTTGGTTTGATATTATTTCTCCTCTTTGTTTTATGATTAAGAACCACGAAAATAATATTGTTTGGCAGACAGAGTATAAACAAAAAACTGAACCAGAATACAAAAACGATTATATTCCTGTAAAGTTCGATCAAATCAAAGAAAAATTTGGCGGTCTTAGAATATACTTTAGTGGCGGGGATGATTATGTTGAAGGATTAGTTTCTATGGCAGGGGCTATGAGTTATAAGATTTGTGAAGTTTGTGGAGACAGAGGAAGCCCAAATGAAAATGGCTGGATTAGCACTTTTTGTGACGGTTGCAGAAAATCTTAAAGGTGACGGCTTGACAGTGCCGATAATCCTGTTATACTTGGAGCATAAGGCTTAAACAACGCACTGGAGACAAATAAAATGGGTAAGGGACAAAAGACTTGTGAGAATTGTGGTCAAACTACTGGCCCCCGTGCTTATATGTGTAAGAAGTGTAATACTCCTTTTGTCTTTAAGGCAAAGAGTAAGGAACATAAAAATACAAAGATTATCCAGAATATCAATTGGCGTGAACTGGTAAAGGGAGACAGAATCAAGGTTGGTGGAGGCCCATATTTCGTTAGTAAGGGCGAATTTATCCCTATGGGTTATAGGGGTAAGTTTGTGGTTGAATCTGTAGATAAGAATGGTATTCTTGCTTGGGGTATTGACAAGAGTACCGGATTTGCTCATATCTATATGGGTGGAGATATTCAGAACAAGGAAACTGGTGTTTGGAAAACCAAGCATAAGTTGATCAAATTGAAACAGAGAGAGCAGGCTGTATGAGTTTAGATCCTCAACAAAAAGAAGCACTACAAAATCTATACTCTCATAGAGATCATATAGAAGATCATCTAAATAAAATTGATACTATTTTAAAGATGTATTTTCCAAAAGAATATGATCTGGCATATCAGCATTGGTTGCCCCAAATAAAAACTGGCCTAAGAGATAATACTAAATGGCTTCCTAGAGGACAATATTCAATGGATTATACTTTGAATAAATTGGTAGACAAAATAATTGACGATTTAGATAAAGGTGTAACTAGATATATCTAATTAATTTGGGAATTATTAATATGAGTGAAGTTTATGCTATTACCGATCTTGAAGGATACGCACAAGAAATGCGTATTGCTGCGGCTAAAAGTTTATCAGCAAACCAAGAAGATAATCTTGATGATTATATTAGTCTTAATCAAATGATTAATTTGGTTAGAACCGAATGTGTAGGCTATGACCATAAAGACAGACCTCTTCTTAATGAAGAAGCAAATGAAGATATTTATGAGAAAACTGTTATTTGGATACACAATGTTGGACTAGCCAAACTTGCTGCTAAAGGATTAGTAGAATGTGCTTGGGATAGCAAAACTAATGAAATGGTTTTTTGGGCTAATCCAGAAATAAATAAGATAGAAAAGAAAAAGAGAAAACCAAATGACAAATCTATCAAACGAAGAAATAAGAAGAAAGATTCGTGATCTAGAAGATAAGATTCATGACTGTAAAGCATATATCTCATCTGATTTTTGTGTGAGTTGTAATGAGATGTATGAAAATATTAAAAAACATGAAGCAGATATTAAATCTCTCAAGGAATTATACCACAACGACTAAAAAATATTCTCAAGAGTTGACAAGCCACTGGCCGATGATATAATGGTGGCAGGACGGTGATTGATCCTTAACAATGCGGGGCGGAAGGTAAGCCGGTTGCATCCGACACTCTTATAAGGTGTTCATAGGTAGGTTCGACTCCTACTCGCCCTATTTTAAACTTGCTTTTTGACGACAATGAAACTATTATATCATTGACACTAATCATATCAAAAACAAGGAAAGTTTATGAATAATCGTTCATTATGTTGTATGCCAATAGTAACTTTGTTAGTCGGCCTATTAGTTTTATCGATTGGTTTTAATTTAATATTTGTTGAAAAAATCAATAAACTAAATCATGTAGTTAATAGTGTAACTTCACCAGTTGATGATGACGAACTGAAAAAATTAATGGAAGAAATTAAAAGGCTATCAAAGCAAACATATACTTCAGGCACTAAGTATGATACTAAAACTAGAGAACCGATACAAAATGATTTCTGAAATTATGTACGATAGAGAATGGATGCTAAAATATTCTTTATTTAATAGAAAATGCTATTTTAGTGGACAATCTTTAAGGTTTCAACCATGTTATGTTGGAAGAAAAAAGATTCGTTCAGTGTTATCGAAAAGGTATCAAAATGATGATATTTGGATAAGCAAAGAACACTATCTGGATATGATTAAGAATGGAATGGTGTAAAACATAGTGGCCTTCCTTTACATTAGTTAAGTAACTAACCCACCTAAAAGAAAGATTATCATGAAATACAGACTTCTGTTTATATGTCTATTATCAGTTTTATTTGCTTCATTAACAATGAATGTTATTCACTCAGAATGTTTGGAGTCTGTTAAAGAAACCAATCAGATTAACGAGATAATACACACAAGAATGGTTAGTGATTTACATGATAGATTGATGGAATTAGAAAACTAAGGGGGCGAAAGGTATCGACAGGTAAATAGAAATATAGATGGCATCGACTGGTTGAATAACAGGCCAGTATAAAAGTTATTCAAAAAATGTTAATTGGCGAAGTAAATCTCGCTCTCGCTGCCTAATTAATTAGGTACGAGTGGGGCTATGTGGGCCTTATTACCCAATCATGTTGACTCAGATAATTCTGATA